AAACAAAAGATGGTACAGGCAGACAAAAAGGGTATCAATTTTTTACTGCATATGGGTTAAAAAAACAACCATTAACAACAGATCATTGTGATGCAATAGGATTTGTTGCTTTAGAGTTAGAAAAAGTGATATTTATGCCAATTTCAAGTTTTTCTGGACAAAAAACTAAAAGAATTGCCCGTTCAAAATTTTTAAAAGAAAATATTGAATTAAATTCATGGGCAGACACTATAGAGGGGATTTATCAATGAGCCTAATAACATCTTTATTACAACCTGTGTCTAAAATTATTGAAAAAGCCGTTCCTGACATAGATTTACAAAGAAAATTAGCACAGGAACTAGCAACATTAGCGGAAAAACAAGCACATGAGCAGGCAATGGCTCAAATTAAGGTTTTACAAGAAGATGCAAAAGGTAATTGGTTTCAATCAAGCTGGAGACCGTTGATAGGGTGGATTTGTGGGGTAAGTTTAGCTGTAAATTACTTAGTTTCTCCAATATGTGCAGGTTTTGGGATTATAATACCTCAAGCAGATATGTCAGTAATGATGCCATTGTTATTTGGTATGCTTGGCATAGCTGGAATGAGATCATTCGATAAAACAAAGAAAATTGACACTAAAAAATGAAAGGAATTTAAAAATGGCAGGTAAAAGAGGTTTATATGCAAACATTCATGCAAAACGCAGAAGAATTAAAGCAGGTAGTGGTGAAAAAATGAGAAAGCCAGGAACAAAAGGTTCACCAACTGCTATGCAATTTGCTTTAGCCGCCAAAACAGCCAAAAAACCTAAAGCAAAGAAAAGAAAATAATGAGTATTGAATATAGGGGTGAAAGATTTTCTGGTTATAACAAACCAAAAAGAACTCCAAGTAAAAGTAAAAAATTTGCAGTCTTAGCAAAACAAGGTGATCAAGTTAAATTAGTTAGATTTGGTGACCCGAATATGAAAATAAGAAAAAATGAGCCAGCAAGAAAAAAAAGCTTTAGAGCAAGGCACAGATGCGATACAAACCCACCGTCAAAACTTACAGCAAGATATTGGAGTTGCAAAAAGTGGTGAAATTTTTAGGTATTCAAATGAATATTTAGGAAAACGCAGGATGCCAGTAACAAGATTGAAAGGAAAACAAAAATATGGGTTACAAGTTCGGAACAAAGTCATTATCAAAGCTAGAAGGGGTACATCCCGATTTAGTTGACGTTTTTAAAGATGCTATTGAAATTTCTACTATTGATTTTGGAATTTCTTGTGGTGTTCGTACAAAAAGTGAGCAGGCTAAATTGGTCGCAGCAAAAGCATCTAAAACCATGAATAGCAAACATTTACCTCAAGAGGTTGATGGGTTTAGCCATGCCATTGATATTTTTTGTTATGTAGATGGTAGATTATCATGGGAACTACCTTGTTATTTTACAGCTGGTGATGCAATTTTAAAAGCTAGTAGAGAAAAAGGAGTAAAATTAAGATGGGGTGCTTGTTGGCACATTTATAATCTTTTACATTTGGATCATCATAAAAAATCTTGTGAGGAATTATGTATGGAATACACAGATTTACGCAGGAAACAGGGCAAAACTCCTTTTATAGATAGTCCGCACTGGGAATTGGGTAAATAAAATGTGGATGGTTATAATTCTTCTTTGTTCATCACCTATGGCTAAAAGTTGTGTTTTGATAACTGGAGAAGAATTGTATCCAAATAAAGAAAAATGTTTTGAGGTATCTATTCAAAAGGCAGAAAAAGCTTTAACTTTTCCACAAGTTTATCAAGCAAAACCCTTTTGTCAGATAATTCCAAATGGTGAAAAAACTTGAAATTAGAAAAATTAATCCTGTGGCTAGGGCAATGTTGCAAAATAGAAAAGCAAAACAGGTTATTCCAAATAAAAAAAGGTACGACCGTAAAAAGGTAGTCCGTGTAGATAAAAGAATAGTGATAGAATGTTAGTAGTGATATAATAGAAACATTTTAAAGATGGAAATTAAAATTGACAAAATTAGCACCACTTGAACCCTCTCAAATTGAAAGTATAGTTGCAACTGCCATTGAAGATGCTGTGGATTTTATAGATTCAGAGATAGTTCCAGAAAGAACATTATCCCAACAATATTTTGATGGAAAAACACGGCTTGGTTATGAGGAAGGCAGGTCAAGAGTTGTTGCAACAAAATGTAGAGATGCAGTTAGAGCAATAAAACCTAGTTTAATGAGGGTCTTTTTAGGTGCAGGTAGTCCTGTTGAATTTATCCCAAAAGGGCCAGAAGATGTTGCTGTTGCTCAACAAATGACACAATTTATTAATTTTAAACTCCATAGAATGAATTATTTTAAACTGCTCAATGATGCTTTTCAAGATGCTCTTGTTAAACGTCTAGGGATATTAAAGGTATATTATGATGATAAGCAAGATACTCAAGTTTATACATATACAAATCTTAATGATGATGAATTTAATTTTTTGGTTGCCGATGAAAATGTTGAATTGGTTGAACATAGCACGGTGCAAACTATGGTCACTGATCAAGCAAGTGGGAACGAAATTGAAAAATCTATTCACAATGTCAAAATAAGTAGAACAACAGATTATGGTGATTGTGTAATTGATAGTGTTCCACCTGAAGAGTTTTTTGTTGATAGAAATGCAAAAGATATAGAAACTGCTTATGTTGTTGGTCATAGAGTTAATAAAACAGTAGGTGATTTAGTTGCAATGGGGTTTGATTTTGATGAAGTTTATAACCTTAATGCACATGATGATGATAGCCAAAATGATGAAGAATATAGGGCAAGAACTGGCTTTACACAAAATAAAGATGATAGTGAAAATACAATTGACCCAACATCAAAACTTGTTGGTGTTACAGAATGCTATATGCGTTTAGATGTTGATGGTGTAGGTGTTCCTGTTTTACATAAATTTATAATGGGTGGATCAAAATATAAATTATTAGATTATATGCCATGTGACCAACAACCTTTTGCTGTTTTTGAGTGTGACCCAGAACCCCATACTGTTTGGGGTAGGTCAATAGTTGGGATGCTTATGGATGATCAGGATGCATCAACAAGTATTTTAAGAGGTGTTCTTGATAATGTTGCTTTAGTTAATACTCCAAGATTATCTGTAGTAGATAGTCAGGTAAATTTAGATGATGTGCTGAACAATGAAGTTGGAGCAATTATAAGAACACGGCAACCCGGTGCCATTACACCAGTTTCTATACCTTTTACAGCAGGAAATACATTAGGAGCATTACAATATTTAGATAAAGTAGTGGATCAAAAAAGTGGGGTAGCTGGAACAAATGTTGGATTAAATGCAGACGTTTTACAAAGTACAACAAAAAGTGCAGTTGATCATCATATTACTACGGCTCAAGGTCAAGTAGAGGTAATTGCAAGAAATCTTGCAGAGGGTGGGGTAACTCAACTTTTTAGAAAAATTTTACATTTAGTTGTAAAAAATAGCAAAAAAGAAGAAATGATGCGTTTAAATGGTCAATTTGTGCCTATTGACCCTAGATCATGGAATACTGAAATGGATTTAGAAATAAGTGTAGGATTAGGCACAGGAAAAGTTGAAGAAAAACAAGCAACTTTGCAACAAGTTTTAGGAATACAACAACAAATTTTTCAACAATACGGACCGAGCAACGGTTTAGTAACCCTAACTCAAATAAGGAACACATTGGCAGACGTTTTAGCAAATGCTGGAATGAGAAATGCTGAAAGGTATTTTAATCCTATGAACCCACAGGTTGAGCAACAAATGATGATGCAAGCACAACAGCAAGCACAAGGTCAACCAAAACCAATGGATCCAGCACAGGCAATGATGAATGCAGAGCAGATTAAATCGCAATCTAAGATGCAATCAGATATGGCAAAGTTACAATTAGAGAATAAAAAACTTGAAATGGAAGATGATAGGAAGAGGGATGAACTTGACCAAGAATTAGTGTTAAAGGCTGCAGAAACTTTAGCAAAATATGGTGTTCAAGTTGATCAAAATAGAATTAAAGAAATGCAAAATGCACCTAGAAATAATAGGGGGCAGATGCAATGACAAATGACATGAGAATTAAAGCAGATCAGGCAAAACAGTTGCTTGAAAGTAAAGCTTTTAAAGAAGCAATTGGGAGAGTAAGAGATCAACAAATTTCTACTTTTCTTGCGTCTAGCCAAAAAGATATTGAAACCCGTGAAAAGGCACATTCAGTTATTTTGGCTATAAGTTCTATTGAACATGAATTAACAACTGCTATTGCAGATTATGAAATGCTTAATAGAAAGAAATCTAAACAAAAAGGAATTGCACCGTGAACGAAACGACAAACCCTGAGCAAGGATCAATTGAGGAAGCAACAGCATCCTTACTAGCTGATCCAAATACACCTAATCAAACAGCTGATTCAGAGCAATCTGTTGATGATGCACCTATTGATGCTAGTGAAAATACTAGCATTGAAAATACTGAAGATAATATTGAAACCGAAGAGCAATTAGAAGTACAAGAGAATATTGAAAATACACCTGCAACATATGCTGTTAAAGTAGATGGGGTAGAAGAACAATGGACACTCGACCAACTCCGACAATCAGCTTCGGGTCAAAAATATATCCAGAAAGAAATGCAAAAGACCGCTCAAATTAAAAAACAAGCTGAGCAAACTTATGCAGAACTACAAAAAGAGCGGGAGCAACTTGCAACTGCTTTAGAACAATATCAGAACCAACTTAATCAAGTTGAAATTAAAAAGCCTGACATTGCAATGGCTGATGCCGATCCTATTCAGTATAGTATTGATCATGCAAAATGGATTGATGCTGTAGAGCAAAAAAGATCACTTGAAATGCAAAAACAAAAAATTAAAAAGGAACAGCAAGCACAAAATGATAAAGCTTTAAAAACTTATTTAGATCAAGAAGCTGATTCATTAAAAAAAGCTATTCCAGAATTTGCAAATCAAGAAACAGCAATTCCGATGCGTGGCAAATTAGTTGATGCTGGTGCTAGTTATGGGTTTAGTGAGGAAGAAATAGCAAATATAATTGATAGTAGAGCAATTAGAGTTTTAAATGATGCTCGTAAATATCAAGAACTTACTAAAAAAGGAAATATTGATAGTAAGGTTACAAATGCTAGACCTCTGAACATTAAACCTGGTGCTAAAAAAGTTGATACCTCTCAAAAATCTAAAGCAATTAAAGATGCTACTGCTAAATTACAAGAAACTGGTTCTGTGGATGATGCCGCGAACTGGTTATTAGCAACGAGTTAATGTTAATTTAAGGAGGATATACAATGGCTCAAAATACAGGAACGGTCGAAACCTACGACGTAACGACCATAAGAGAAGATATCAGCGATTTGCTGAAATCTATCTCACCGACAGAAACCCCTGTCTTTTCAATGTGTAAACAAAGAAAAGCTGGAAATACTTATGTGGAATTTGCTGAGATTTCATTAGCCGCAGCTAGTTCCGCTAATCAAGTGGCAGAGGGTGAAGCCAGCCCAGCTAACGACGCAGGAACTTTGCCAGTCAGAAAAGGAACTTACACAGAAATCAGTGATAAAGTTGTTGAAGTTTCCACGACTGATGAAGCAGTAAACGGTGTAGCCAACGCGCAGACTTTAGCCCAGCAAATTGCTTTTAAGACAAAAGAAATTAAACGGGATGCAGAAGCATCAATAACTGCTAATAAGGCAGCCAATGCTGGTGCAGCGAACGGTGCTACAGCTAGAGTAACTCCTGGCTTACCAGCCTGGTTAACATCAAATGTTTCACGCGGAACTGGCGGTGCAAACCCAACATTAAGTGGTGGAACTCCTAATGCTGCGGCAACAGATGCAAGTGCTGGTAATGTACGAGCAATAACTGAAGCAATGTTAGCGGATGTAGTTGCATCATGCTGGGAAAATGGAGCTGAACCATCTAATATTGTTTGTGGCTCTCATGTTAAGCAAGCAATATCTGCGTTTAGTGGTAATGCATCTAAGCAATATGACTATAGTAATTCTCCAGCTGGTAGAAGAGCAATAGTAGCAGGTTTCAGTGTCTACGAGTCCGATTTCGGAACTTTGACAGTGATGCCATCAAGATTTAGTAGGGGCAGAGATTGTTTTGTGCTAGACCCTGAGCATTTACATATTGCAACCTTGCAACCTTTAACACAAAAACCATTGGCTAGAACAGGTCATAGTGAAAGACGTTTAATCTCAATGGAGATGGGTTTTTATGCTTATGAAACTGCTAATGGTATAATCGCCGATCTAGCTACAAGTTAATGACTGTATCGGTTAAAATAACCACTGAGGTGCGACCATTTTTTAATGGTCGTGCCACAATGCAGGGTGAAACTATAGAAGTCACGCAATCAGAAGCTGACGAAATAGTTAAAAATAATTGGGGTGAAATTGACGGGAAGAAAGTAAGGGCAAGAAATAAAAAAGGGTATTTTAAAAAAGATGACCCGAATACTCCTGATGTGAACGAAGCATGGGAAATTAAAAAATAATGGTTGTTAAAACAAATATAATTGAGGATGAAGATAAGCTGTATGTCAAAAGGGAACAAGATGTACAGCCTATTCTTCAGCATATTCACAACTTAAACACAAGTGACCTACCTAATCATTTTGGAGATAGTCGGATGCGTTATGTAGGAGAAATACCATTAGTTCTAGCAGAACAATGGTCAAAAGAAAGTGGGTTAGGTTTAGGCAGTAAAGAATTTATGGAATATTGTAGAAAAAAATTACAAGATCCAGATTATAAAAAATTATTAGTTAGAGGTTTTTAATGGCTTTGGATAGTTTTGCAAATCTAAAATTAAGTATAGCTGATTGGTTAAATAGAAATGATCTAACTAATGTGATACCTGATTTTATTAAATTAGCAGAAACTCAATTAAATAGAGAATTAAGACATTATAAAATGCAAGAAAAAGCAACTGCTAATATTGATACTCAATATAGTGCAACTCCACCTGACTGGTTACAAACTGTTCGCTTTCATTTAAATGATACAGGCAAAACATTATTAAAACAAACATCAGCAGAAGAGATTGCCAAATTAAGAATGGATGGAAATGATGCACAGGGTAAACCTCAATATTTTGCCCATGTGTCTAATTTAATTGAAGTCTGGCCAAGCCCAGATGCAAGTTATCAAGGTGAAATATTGTACTATGCACAGATACCATCTTTATCTGATAGTAATACAAGTAATTGGTTATTAGCAATGCAACCAGATTTGTACTTATATGGTTCTTTATTACAAGCATCCCCATATCTTCAAAATGATGAACGTATGGCTGTTTGGGGTACTGCTTATCAAGGTGCAATAAACGCAGTTATGGGTGAAAGTGATAATACAAGGCATAGTGCAAGCAATCTTAAACTAAGGATAAGGAGTTATTAATTATGAGCGACGCATTAACAGATACGTTTGAAAATCGGGTATTAAACTGGCTACTAACATCATCAAGTGTTACTAGACCTAGTGCTTGGTATGTTGGTTTATTTACGTCAGGAAACGGGCCGAGTGATAGTGCATCTGGAACAGAAATATCTGGTAACGGATACACTAGAAAAGTTATAGCATTTACAATTACAGGAAATGTTGGTTCAAACAATGCAGTTATAACTTTCCCGACTGCCACAGGTAACTGGGGAACAGTAGCAGTAGCAGGAATTTTTGACGCAAGTAGTGGTGGTAATTTAATTGCATATGCAAACTTGACTAACACAAAAGATATACAGACCTCTGATATTTTGCAAATAGCATCTGGTGATCTAACTATAACATTAACCTAAGAGGTGAACTGTGGCATTTGTAGTAAAGGATAGAGTAAAGCAAACAAGTACAACGACTGGTACAACAAACATGGTTTTGTCTGGAACTAGTCAAGGGTTTCAAACTTTTTCAAGTGCTATATCAGATGGGGATACAACTACTTATGCAATTACTGATGCTAGTGGTAACTTTGAAACTGGTTTAGGTACATGGAATAATTCGACAAGTACACTTGCAAGAACTACTGTTTATGAAAGTTCAAATTCAAATAATGCTGTAAATTTTGGAGCTGGTACAAAAGACGTTTTTATAACTTTACCTGCATCAAGGTCTGCTGTTGCTGATCAAAATGGCAAAACCACTTTTGTAGATAATATCCAAGTTTCTGGAATAAATATTTATAAATCTACTGACCCTAATATAACTCTTAGAAATACAACAGCACCTAGTAGTACAGTAGTACAATTACAAGGTGATGCATCTGGAACAATGTGGTTATTAGCAGATGGTATGAACCAAGCTAATAATTCAAGAATAGTAATGGCAGTAGATGGATTAGAAAAATTTAGAATAAATGGTGGTGGCTCTGGAAATGGAGCATGGGGTTTAGGTGGTACAAATTATGGAACTGCTGGACAATGTATAACAAGTAATGGTTCAACATCTGCTCCAACATGGCAAACTCCAACAGTAGATTTAAGTTCTTATTCAACAACATCATCTATTGCAAGTACCTATGCACCTCTTTCATCACCATCTTTAACTGGGAACCCTACTGCTCCAACTCAAACAGCTGGCAATTCAACTACAAGATTAGCAACAACAGAATTTGTTTCAACAGCAGTAAGTAACCTAGTAGATTCAGCTCCAGGAACTTTAAATACTTTAAATGAATTAGCATCTGCTTTAGGAGATGATGCTAGTTTTTCTACCACTGTGACTAATAGTATTGCTACTAAATTACCGTTGAGTGGCGGGACAATGACTGGTGATCTGGATATGGGGTCAAATGACATTTCTACCACTGGGAAAGTTTTATTTGCAAATATGTATGCAACTACAGGTGACCTACCATCAGCGACTAATCAGCACGGAATGTTCGCCCATGTCCATGCAACAGGAAAAGGTTACTTTGCCCACGGTGGAAATTGGATACCTCTAGCAAATGAAAGTGCTTTAGCAAGTTATTTAACTACATCCTCTGCGTCTAGTACCTATCTAACGCAGTCTAATGCATCAAGCACCTATTTAACTCAATCTAATGCATCTAGTACCTATTTAACTCAATCAAATGCAACCTCTACATATATGCCAAAAACTGGTGGTGATTTTAGTGGTGATATATCAGTTACATCTGGCACTAATGCTAAACTTACAATTAATGATAATGTAGGTGAGGTAGGTAGTGGCAATTTAGCATTACAAGTATCAAATACAGGTGGTAGTGCATTAAAACCTTTAGGTTTTAGGGGAGAAGATATACGATTAGCGGTTCAAAGTGGTGAAAAATTTCGTATAGGTTCATCTGGGCAGATAGGATTATCTGGAGCGAATTATGGTACAAGTGGTCAAGTGCTTACAAGTAATGGTTCTAGTTCTGCTCCTACTTGGCAAACTGTTAGTGGTGGCTCAAGTGGGATGCCAACTAGCGGAGGAACTTTTACTGGTGCAGTAACTTTTAATAATAGTGCTACTGTTCATGTAGACAGTATGTTTACATTTGATGGTCAAAATAACTATGGCATAGATTTTCAATTACGGGGTAATAATTATGACCTTGTTTGGTATTCAGCAGGCAATGTTTTAAAAGCAGATGACAATACAAGAATTAGATGGGGAAGTGGTAATGATTTTGATATTTACCATGATGGTAGCCAAACAAACTTTCATATTGAGCAAGGCACTGCCCCAATAGTTTTTTCAAATAATTCTAATTCTGAATTACTTAAAATTGAATCAACTGGTGCTGTTACTGTGGCTGGTGCTTTTACTTTGCCAACATCAGATGGTGCAACAAATCAAGTTTTGCAAACTAATGGTTCTGGAACTGTATCTTGGGCAACAGTAAGTGGTGGTGGTGGTTCAACTGGAAATATAACTTTTAGTGGAAATACACAAAGTTTATCTAGTGGTGATTTTACTTTAGATGTTGCAGGAGATATAACTTTTGATGCAGGTGGGGGTGATATTTTATTAAAAGATGATGGCACACTTGTTGGAACTATTGGTGGGTTTGCATCAAATAATGTCACTATAAAAAATGAAGTTTCTAATGGTGATGTCATTATTCAAGGTAATGATGGTGGGTCTGGAGTAACTGCTCTTACACTTGATATGTCAGAGGCAGGGAAAGCATTATTTAATGCTGGTGCTACTTTTCAAGATGCAGTTGGTATAAACGTAAACAGTCCATTAAATAATCTTCATGTACATGGTACATCAGAGGCAGCTATAACAGTAACATCAGCTAATACTAGGTCTGGAATATTTATAGCACAACCTGGCTCTAATACAAATATTAGAGGTTCAATGTTATGTTTAGCATCAGATAATACATTTAGATTAGGTACTCAATCTTATTACCATCAAGAAATGAGGGCAGACGGCACAACCATTTTAAAAGGTGGTGGAAATGATGCTTTACACATAGGCACATCAGGTCAAATTGGAATCGGTGGAACAAATTACGGATCTAGTGGACAAGTTTTAACATCTAATGGTAGTGGCTCAGCACCATCTTGGCAGACTGTTTCTGGAGGTGGTGGTGGTGGTAGTGGAATATCAGTATCAGACGCAACGGCTCTTGCATTTCAATGTGGATAGGATTTAAATATGGCAAATACATTTAAGAATAAAGGTCTTGCAAGTATAGGAACAAGTTTTACAACTGCTTATACTTGTCCATCAAGCACAACAGCAACAATTATAGGAATGACAATAGCTAATATTTCATCAAGTTCTAGCATAACAGTTGGGGTAAGAGTATATGATAGTTCTGCTGGTGCATATTATACAATTGTGAATTATGCACCAATTTTAGTTGGTGGTAGTTTAGTAGTTGTTGGTGGAGATCAAAAGATAGTTTTAGAAACATCTGACACTATACAAATTTATTCAAGTTCATCTGGAAATGCAGATGCATTTATTAGTTTATTGGAGCAAACGTAATGGGAATAGGTTATATCGGTGAAAGCCCAATTTTTTATCAGCATCCTAATCATACTGGTGAGGTTACATCAGTAGCAGATGGAGCAACTACAGTTGCAGATAATATTATAGACGAAGCTAATCTTAAATGTAGCAACTCTCCAACTGACGGTCATGTATTAGTTGCAAGATCAGGAAATACTGGTGGCATGACATGGGAAGCACCATCTGGCGGAGGGGGTAGTAGTAGTTGGACAGTTATATCTGAAGAACACAATGACACTAATCCGACAGGTGGCAGTCATGCAGCTGGTACTACTTATAATATATCGGCCTATACTGATGTTGATGCTGTTTTATTTTATCATAGTGGCAATACGGGTAGTGGTAGTAATGATAGGTCTGCATGGGGTGTAGCTACAAATTCTGCTGGATCAACTGGTGTAGGGGTTGAGGGGTATGGTTTTGAATGTAGTTGGGCATTTAGTTTTTATGGTTTAGTGTGCAATTACAATTCCCATCAAGGTTTACCAATGGGAACTAGTAGTAGTGGCTGGGTAAATAATTCAGTTTTTTGGGTGCAACTTAGAAATCTAGGTGAACCGACTCCGTGGTTTAGAACTTGGGGATACAAATATAGTTATGGATTTTATTGTACTGGGTCAGGTGTTTTTACATCTGCATCTAGTTCTTGGTATTTAAAAAAACACGCAAGTTCAAAAGCACATATGATTTATGGAAAGTAAAAATATGGCAGAATTTAAAATAATATTATTTAAAAGAGAAAATTCAAAATGGTCGTATGTAATGACTGATGAAAGTGGTAATCCTGCGTCTATTATTCCTAAACACTCTAATGGGCAAGATTTAGAGCAATTTACTGCTACACTTTCATTAACTCAAAAAGAATATGATAATTTTGATTTTTCTTGTGTAAATATAGATGAAACTAATAAGACTGCTACTTTTGATACAGATGCATATAGTTCAAAATATTCAGAAAATACTTTAGATACAGTCCATCAAAATAGACGCAATGAGTATCCGTATATCGGAGATCAATTAGATGCACTATATCATGCAGGAGTTTTCCCAAAAGAGATGGAAGATAAAATTAAGGCAGTAAAGGATAAATACCCCAAATGAGTTATATCGGTAAATCAAAATTAACACAGCCAGTTATTAATTATACACATCCTAATCATAGTGGTCATGTAACATCTAGTGGAGATGGTGCAACAACTATTGCAAATAATGTAATTACAAATGCCATGATTACAGATGACACTATAGCTGAAGCAAAACTTGATATTTCAAATACTGGCTCTAATGGACAATATTTAGAATATCAAAATGGAGGGCTTCAATGGTCAACTGTTCAATCTGGTTCTGTTATAAATCTTTATGATGAAAATTTAACTGGCGGACCGTACAATACTTATACAGCTCCACAAGTCGGATCATCTCAACCAAGATCAGTTGCAATAGGACATGATAGTACTGTGCAAACTGGTAATGGTTATAGTTTTGCTATAGGTGATCAATGTGGAATACATGGTGGAGAGGGACATTTTGCAGTAGGAAAATCTGGAAACGCAGCTGGTAATTGGGGAACTGGCATTAGTAATCAATCTAAATCCTCATTATATGGTGCTAGATCAAATGGGAATATGCATTTTAGTTTTGGTGCTTATGGTCATACTGATAAAGCTTGGGGAGTTGCAATGGGTTATCAAGCTAGGAGTGATCACCAAGCGGCCTATGTTTTTGGCAATCAGATAAATAGTTTTCAAAATTACTCTGTGTCTTTAGGCAATACATCTGCTGTAGTTAAAGTAGCAGAAACTTATACTTTGCCAACTGGTACTGGTTCTAATGGGCAACAAATAACATCTGATGGTAGTGGTGGAAGTTCTTGGGGATCTGCTTCATCTGATTTAAGAGTTAAAAAAAATTTTGGAACAACAACAATAGGTTTAGAATTTATAGAAAAATTAGAACCCTTAACTTTTGAATACAAAAGCTACAAAGAGATTGATAATAATGATCAAGAACTTGCACATTATAAACCAGATTTAAGATGTGAAACAGAAGATGATCTTCCTAACTCATTAAAAACAAGAAAGGGAGTTAGGACAGGGTTAATTGCTCAAGATGTAGAAAAGGCATTAGAAGAACTAGGAATAGATAACTTTCAAGGTTTTTCAAAAGATAAATGGGGAGTAAGAGAAATACATGAGGATGCATTTGTATTTCCATTAATAAACGCAATTAAAGAATTATCTGCTAAAGTTAGAGAATTAGAAGATCAAATTAAAGGAAATAGTTAAATGGCAATACAAAAAACAACTGAAGCTAAAGATACTAATTTTCAACATTGCATAGGCATTAAAGTAGAAAATACTTATCATAGAATAGCTGATGCAATAGTCATTAGATATAAAGAAAACAATGCTGACCATGACCCACTTAAAAATGCAGATTGGATTGTAAAAATACAAGTTTTAGGTTTTCCATCAAAAGATAGTGATATAGGAGAACCAACTATAAGTGGAAAGTGGGTAGCAGTAGATGTAACAGAAATTGATAAACAAACAGCCGATAGTTTTATTGGTAAATGTTATCAATATTTAAAAACTATTGAACCCTTTAAGGATGGTACTGATTTATAATGTTTGGATTCGGAACATACTCACAATCACCATTTGCATCTTTAGCAGGTAGTTTAAAAGCTATTGAGATAAATATGGTTTGCAATACAAGTGCATCTGCAAATATGGGTGTTACAAGATTTGCTAGTGTTCCTTTTTCTAGTCAATCAACATTAGGAACAAATATTGAAAAAATAATTTTTTGTTCTACATCTTTAAGTTCACAAACAGCAACATCCTTACTTGCAAAAAGAGTAAGGTTAGATAATGCTAATTTAGCAGATAATTTATTTTTTAATGTAAGTGCTAGTAGAATTAGATTAGCACCTACAAATATGGTATCTCAAACATCTGCTAGTGTAATTCCAATAAAAGTAAGTAGAATAAATGTTGATAATATATCACAGTCAATATTATCTTTAAGTATTTTAAGGATAAGACACGCAGTATCAAACATGAATACTCAAACATCTTTAGCAAGTACAATCTTGAGAATAAGAGATGCACAAGTTCAAGCATTATCAACAGTAACATTATTTGGTAGTTTTAAAGCTAAATTTAAAATGCAAGCACCTATGCAATCTCAAGTGTCTTTTGTGTCTAGTCTTTTAAGAACTCAATCAACAGTAATACCATTTTCATCTCAAAGTTCATTAACTGTTAATGCAAAAGAGTTTTGGGAAGATGAACCCATTATAACAGAAAATTGGGGTGTAATTCCTAAACCTAATGAAACTTGGACAGATATACCTCAAGTTCCAAATGAAATATGGACAAATACACTACCATTTCAATAATAGGAGTTTAATAGATGGCAACGACTACAAATTATAATATCCAAAAACCAGATGTTGGCGGGTCAGAAAATACCTGGGGCAGTACAATTAATACTGGTTTAGATACAATAGATCAAACTATAAAAACTGTTTCTGATTCTGTTCCAACAAGTATTGTAAGTTCAAATTTAACAGATACTCCAAATTCATTAGGAACATCTAAACAAATAATGAGAATGAATACCTCTGCTAATGCAACTGAATTTGCAACTCCATCAATTTTAGACAATTCTGATACACCAAATACTATGGGTAGTCAGGGTCAAATTCTAAAAGTAAATAGTTCTGGGGCATTAGAGTTTGCAACTGATGATAGTGGTACTGGATTAAATTTAAATAGTTTTAATGTGAGTACAAATACAGCTCAAAACACTGCGTCATTAAGTTATAGTAATGGAACTTTTACTTTTACTCCAAATGATTATACTGGTACAATTGTAACAGTAGCAAACATGGTAACTAGTTCTAAACCAAGTTTTGCTGAATTAACTGTTACACCATCTGCAAATCAATACACAACATGGACACATGGTTT